CTATTATTAATGCTTCTATTAATTATCTTTCAAATGTTAATCCTGTTATTACTGGAAATATTAGCTGTAGTGGTAATATAACAGAAAATGGTATTCTTTTAAGTAATAAATATTTATCACAAAATGTATGTAAATATTTATTTATTTTTATTCAAAAAACGATAAACAATATATAATCCTACAACAGTTAATCCACCTAAGTAAACCGTTAAAACAGATTTGTTTACATTATTAACATTGCTAATATTGGTTTTATTATTATCATTAGTATTTATCTGTTCTAATTTATTTTGGCTAATAGGAGGTTGTAGTTTTTCAGATTTTACTGATGTTTCTTGTGGTTTTAACCAATTTGCATCACTAGATGAGTTCGTATTTTTATTGTTTATCATTTCAATATCATAATTACGTTGTTCTTGAATTCTTTTTATTTCCAATTCAATTTCACTCATAGGTTCATCTAATTTATCAGTAAAATTTGGAACTGGTGGTACAGGTAATGTCATTGCATTTGTAAATTCTTCTTGTTTCTTATTTAATTCTTTTTCAAAAAAATTCATTCTATCATTTTGAATGTCTTCAAATGTAATTGATTGTTTAACTGGTTCATCTTCATGAATTTTAATTTTTTTATATTGATTTGTCGTATACGGTGTTTGAGCAGGCATTGCAGGTTGGTTGTTGTTATTTGTTTTGATTACATAATTAATTATTAACAAAATATATTTTTTATTTAATTCAATCAAGTTATTACAATTATTTTTTTCTGTAATAAAAAATTCATTTAAGTTTGATTGAAACATATGCATAAGAGTTTTATATTTAATTACCGAATCACAAAGTTGTTTTATTAAAGGTTCGTCTATTAATACTTCCCATAATAATTCAAGATTTTCCTTTTCTAAAAAATCATTTATTGACATGGATACAAGTTGTAAGATAAGATATATATATTATTAACTTATAACTTTAATTTATAATTTTTATAAAACAATTATTTATAATTGTTCATTGAAATAAATTTTTCTAAATTTTTCCATATATTTATCTTTTAACATGTGTGTTTTTAAATAATGTTCTGTTAATTTATCTTCTAACATATGAACAATGAAAAAAATGCTATAAATACCACATTCAGTGCTGCCATATTGATGTTCAACAGGATAATTTTCATCATATACAAAATTAATTTTAGGTTTTAATTGTTTTCCTTGAGTTTGAATCCTTTCTACAAATTTCATTATTTCAGGCGGTGCCTTTCGTCCTACGCTATCAAAGAAAAATATTTTACCCTTTTTAATATTTATGAACATAGAAATCCAATGTTCACCAGGCTTATCGTGAGGATCTGTATTAAATATAATACCAATTTTTGTCTTGCCTTTTTTAATTTGGTCTTCTAAATTAAAATTACATAAATCTTCCCAAACACATTCCCCGTATACTTTTTTTTTATCAAAATCAATTGGCGAAGGTCCAATAAAATCAAAACATTTGTATGCCTTTTCATATTGTTTCATTACTTTTATTATATCCACACTTGACAGCCATTCGTTTGGATTTTTTTTCCACTCGTATGGTGATTCAGGAGCAAATGATTCTTTAAAATCTTCATCCAATTGTCCAAATTCATCTTTTTGTTTTAACCAACAAGACTTAGATAATTTGACAACAATTTATGAATCTCTTTTGTATCATTAGTTAATATTTTTACGTCAGGATGACGTAAATTCCATTTGTCTCTTAATTCAAATAGTGATGTATCTGTATAACATGTGTATTTCTTGATTTCTTTTTTATCTTTTGGACTGCAATTTACTTTATTCAGTTCTATTGATGTATTTTTTAAATTATGTTTGTGAGCATGACTGCGAATTGTTTTGCCTCTTCCCTTTTGATGTTTTTTTTTATTTGTTCGTTTGTTTATTTTTTTATTTAATTTTCTAGTTTTATTATTGTTATATTTTTTAAGTGATATCATATTAATTTATAGTGATATTTTCTTTTTTTGGAATTCCTTGAATTCCTTTCATTCTTAAAGTAGGTTCTTTTAAATCTATTTCTTTTATTTTTGGTAATATGATTTCTTCAGGTTTTTTTGTTGTTGTTATTTTTACAAATTTTTCTAAATAATTTGGCATCTTTATTGAACGCATAAATAACTTGTCTTTTTCTTTATCATATGCATTGTCAGTAATATTTTGATTCATAGTTGCATGTTGTAAACAATCTAACTCGGCATTGAAATCTTTATATTGTTCTTGTATAATATCATTATTGTCTATTATTTTAAAATATTGGATACATGTTTTGATATAATTATCAAAACCGAATTTTATATCTGGGTTGATTTCACTATAATCATCATCTTTCTTTAAAAGTAATTCCCTTGTTAAATTTAAAATACGTTTTCTGTAAAATTTCTTGTCTTTTTTATTTACATTTTTTTGCTTTTTAAAATGTTGCATTTTTTCATAAACTTCTTTATTAAGTAAACAGTCTAAAGTTATTTGAGTTATTATGTTTTCTGACATTATATAATAATGAATAAAATTATTGTATAGTGTTGTTATTTATTTTTTCGTATGTTTACGCTTTTTACTTCTTGATTTTTTTGCCCTTTTATATGACTTTTTTACTTTTCTAGATTTCCTTGTTTTTCCACTTCTTCTACTTTTTCTTTTACGTGTTCCACCAGAAGTATTTCTTATATTATTTTCGTAATCATCAACATCATCATCTTCTTCATTTTCTTTACGTATTTTTTCAAGTGCCTCGTCTATGTCTAATACAACTGGTGAAAAATTATAACTATCCTCACGTATATGATAATCATCAAAACATGACCTTGACCCGTTTTCATGTAAAAGTCTTATTAATTCTTCATAGTCTTCATCACTATAACGATTGCCATAAAAACGAACAAACTCAATCCATTTAAATGGACACCAGTTATATGTATTATCTCTTTGGTTTGCAACTTCACCTGGTTGTAATACACTTCTAACTTCATTAATGTCGCCTCTAATTATAGCATTTATAAGAGGCGTATAATTTCCATTTAAAGCCTCACTTATTCTCTCATTTTCTGTTGACGAAGACCTGCCTCCTTTCATATTATTATATGAATATAATAAAAATATGAAAGATTTATGCTAAATCTTTTACTTGCGCTCTTGTTGGATTAGAAAACATGTAAGTTCCAACTACGTTTGGGTCAGGATTTGGATTAAAGCTATCAAAATTATCTTCTTTGAACAATAAGTTGTGTTGGTTATAATTACTACCCTCACTCATATTTGGTTTAAATGAATAGGTATATAAGTCACTATTACTAGTTGGAACGTAGACAGCCTGACTACATTTTTGCAATGCATATATTTGGTTTCTTAATTCAGATTCTGTATTTATGTTATATGCAAATCCTGACCAAGGAGATTGTGTATTTCCTGGATTAAACACAGTATGTGGATTAAATGTAGGATATTACATCTAGTTCTTTTCTTGGGTCAACTATTGGTAAATAAGAATATTTTGTCATTACCGGTCTCACATCAATGTATTGTTGTAGCATTTGAGAAGGAACATTTCTGTCATAAATTCTTCTATTTGTAGTATTATGAATTTCAGATACACATTCACTTTTCATATTACTATTAACATTGTTATTATAATTCATTTAATTACTATACACTAAGATATTATTTTTATTTTATTATTTTATTAAATTATATAAAGATTCGTGTTGATAATATTATAACTGGAATTATAAATTATAATGTGTGGTATATTTTGTATCTTAAATGGTGAAAAAAATAATGAACAATTTTATAAAGAACAATTTATCAAGGGTGTTAATAGAGGTCCGGAAGATTCTAAATTTATTTCTTTTCACAAAATATTTTTGGGTTTTCATAGATTAGCCATTAATGGAATAGATAAAATTTCAAATCAACCTTTTAACATAAATAACATTGTATTAATATGTAATGGGGAGATATATAACTATAAATATTTATATAAATTGATGAGTGTAACACCTACAACAAATTCTGATTGCGAAGTGATTATTCATTTATACTTAAAATATGGTATGGAACAAACCTTGCAAATGTTAGATGGTGTATTTTCTTTTGTATTATATGATTTAAGGCTAGAAAAAGACCTAGACAATTTCATTTATTTTGCTAGAGATCCATATGGTGTTAGACCATTGTATTTATTAAAAAGTAATTATACTATTGGTTGTGCGTCTGAATTAAAATGTTTGAATGAATTTTTGAAAATTGATAAAACAAGTGGATGTATAAATAATTTTACTATTGAACAATTTCAACCAGGCACTTTCAGCACTTATAAATTGTCTAGTTTGGCATGCTCAAAATGGAAGGCTTTAAAAGAAAATCAACGGTATTTCACACCATCTTTTCCACACAATTTAAACTATTATAATTCATATATGGACTCTACCATTGAAACAGAACCCTATGAGAAAAATATTATTAAATATTTGTGCGACGCAGTTAAAAAACGATGTTTGAATACAGAAAGGCCTATTGCATGCTTATTGTCGGGAGGTTTAGATAGCAGTTTAATAACAGCTCTTGTTAATCATTTTTATAAAATGGAATATGGACTAGACAAGACAATTGAAACATATAGCATTGGATTGAAAGATTCTGAAGACCTCAAATATGCTAAAATTGTTGCCGATTATCTTGGAACAAACCATACTGAAATAATTTTGACTGAAAAAGAGATGTTTGACATCATTCCTGAAGTGATTTATTCTATTGAAAGTTACGACACGACCAGTATTAGAGCAAGTATTGGAAATTATT